ATTTACAATAAACACCAAACAAAAGAATTACTAAAAGAAATTAATACTAATTATCCTTGGCTCAAAACAACAACTAAGAAGCATGGATAAACAAGAATTACACAGAATACAGGTAGCAATACAAGATTTATTGCAAAAAGACCAATATGATGATGCAGTACCTATCATCTATTCTGTATTAGAACATTACCCTGATAATCCAGCTTGTTTAAACTTTTTAGGTTATGCATGGCTCATGGGTGATAAACCAGCAGTTGCTTATCAATTCTTTAGACGTGCATTACAAGAACAACCTGATAATAAATCATTATGGTGTAATTTAGGTCGCTCTTATCACGAGATGGGTAATTACGAAGAAGCATTAAAATACTTCATAAAATCTGCTGAATTAGATAATAGTTATTCAATGGCATACAGTAACGGAGCTGCAAGCCTAGTACATATGTCTGCATGGGATGATGCAGAGAAGTCATGCAACATGGCTTTAGAATGTAACCCTAACGATGAAAACGCACAGATGAACCTTGCTCATTGTTACCTTGCACAAGGTCGATGGGAAGAAGGTTGGAAGCAATGGGATAAATCATTAGGTGGTAAGTTTAGAAAAGAATGGTTTTATGGCGATGAAAGCCGATGGGAAGGTCAAAAAGATAAGACCATAATTATTTATGGCGAACAAGGTTTAGGCGATGAAATATTCTATGGTAGTTGTATTGCTGATGCTATTGCTATTAGCAAACAAGTTTACATTGATTGTGACCCTAAACTCGAAGGATTGTTTAGACGAAGTTTTCCAAGAGCCGAGGTACACGGTACACGCAGAGAATCACATCCAGATTGGATAGGTGATAAAAAGTTTGACCATAGGTGTGCTATTGGTGGCTTACCTGAGTTCTTTAGAAAGACTGATAAAGACTTTCCTAAACAAACTTATTTAGTTGCAGATGAAGAACGAAGATTGCTGTGGCGAGGTTTATTTAAGTCATGGAATAAAAAGGTTATTGGTATTACAACACAAGGCGGTATGAGGCATACTAACCAAGTAGGTCGACAATTAACCGCAGAAGATTTAGAACCATTATTAAAACGTGATGATATACAGTTAGTATCATTAGACTATAAGATTGAAAATAAGATTGATGGTGTTAAATACTTTCCATCTGTTACACAATCTAACGATTACGATGATACAGCATCACTTATTGCAGAATTAGATATGGTGGTTGGTGTTAATACCACAGCACAGCATTGTGCTAGTGCATTAGGTGTAGATACTATTTGTTTAGTGCCTAAATGGCATCAATGGCGATATGCAAGACCAGAAATGGTTTGGTATGACCATATGCGTTTAGTGCATCAAAATGATAAAACATGGAAGCAAGTCATTGAGCAACTTAATATCTGAAGAATACAGAGAAATGCAACGTGAATTGCATGAGAATCCTAATTACGGAGTCGCATCATTACAATTTGCATCTATTGTTGACGATATTATTACTCAATTTAAAATAAACGACTTACTCGACTATGGTGCAGGTAAACTTCGGTTAAAAGAGGCATTAAAAACCGAAGTAAATTACAAAGCATATGAACCTAGCAATCCATTATATGCTGATGAACCTGAACCATGTGAATTTGTAACCTGTATTGATGTCTTAGAACATATTGAGCCTGAGTTATTAGATAATGTGCTTGATGATCTAAAGAGAGTCACGGATAAGTATGGTTTCTTTACGATACATACTGGACCAGCAATAAAAACACTTCCAGATGGCAGAAATGCTCATCTGATACAGCAACCATTTGATTGGTGGCAACCTAAAATTAAAGATAGATTTGAAATCATACGACAAGTAACCATGCCTAATGGCTACATGGTATTTGTAAAAAAATTATAAGGATATTAAATGGCACTCACAGATTACAGCAACTTTGTAACGGTGGCAGGCAATTATTTGGGTAGAACAGACCTAAATACAACACAAATGCCTGATTTCATTACTATGGCACAGTATAGAATGACAAGAGATTTGCGTGTTACAGAAATGCTTAAAGTTGTCACAACAGATACGTCTTCTGGTGATGGTAAAGTAGCATTGCCTAATGACTTTTTAGAAACTAAAGAAGTTCATATACAGGGCAATCCACCTATTACATTAGAGTATCAATCGCCTGATTTATTTTTTAGAAACAAACAAAGCACAACATCTGGCAAACCATATTACTTTACAATAGTAGATCAAGAAATACAGCTTGCACCTAAATCAGATTCTACACGAACCGTAGAAATGCTTTATTATGCAAAACCTGATTTTATCTCTGCTAGTACGTCTAGTAATATTTATTTAGCAAATTTCCCTGATGCCTTACTGTATGCAACACTCACAGAGGCAGAAACTTATCTTATGAATGATAATCGTGTAACCACATGGTCAGCATTATATGATAGGGCGATTGCTAACATTATGAAGAATGATAGAAGCAAACAATATCCAAACACAACACTCAACGTAACAACTCGATAAGGAATTAAATTATGGCTGCGATGTCTGATTTTTTAGAAAATGCAATTTTAAATGCAACACTTAATGCAACAACATACACTTCACCTGCTGCGGTTTATATCGGATTATTTACATCTGATCCAACTGATGCAGGCTCAGGCACAGAAGTGTCTGGTGGTTCTTATGCAAGAAAAGCTGGCACATTTACTACAGCATCAGGTACAGGCGGTTCTGTATCCACCAACGCTGCGGTTGAATTTGACCAGGCTACAGCTTCATGGGGAACAATCACACATTTTGGTTTATTTGACGCAATAAGCACAGGCAATCTTTTATATCATGGTGCATTTACAGCAAGTAAAGCTATTGATACAGGAGATATATTAAAAGTTGCTTCAGGCGATATAACTGTTACATTGGCTTAATGTATGCCAGCAGATGTATGCGGACCATTTACGCTAGAACAGTTAGATGAATTTGGCACACTAGATTCTCTTGCGTTCTCACTAGATAATAGCGTATGGACTGACCCTACAGTCTGCATTTTATATAACACAGCTTCAATTAGTGCAAATGCTTCCACATCAGCCGATGCATTTGCAATACGTTATGTTGATGGAAGTTTAAATGGAACAGCATCATTATCAGGTGATGCAATAAGATTAAGAACAGTTGATGGTTCTGCAACAGGTACAGCAAGTCTTTCAGGTGACATTACAAGAATTAGACTTGCATCTGGTGACTTAACTGCCACCGCAACCGTTACAGGAACACCAATAAGAATACAATTTGTTGATGGCAGTATATCTTCCATTGCAAGTATAAGTGGCAACAGCATACGCATTAGGACAGTAGATAGTTCTATTACAAGCAATGCCACAGCCACAGGTAGTGCATCAAGAATATTATCATTTAGTGGTGATCTCAATGCATCTGCATCTGTGTCTGGTAGCGTAATACGTTACCGTTTAGTTGACGGTTCAATTACAGGAAACGCTAGTGTATCAGCAAGTGGTATTCGTGTTAGAACAGTTAATGGTAGTATAGACGCTAATGCATCTGCATCAGGCGAATTAATTAAAATAACAACAATATCTGGGTCTGCTAATGTTCTGTCATCAATGACAGGCACAGCATTTATATTTGGCGATAATTGGTCAGATACTACACCAGATATAGATACTTGGGGTGATGTAACTGCACCTGCCAATGTATGGGCAACAGTAACATCAGGAGCGGAGATATGGGCAGATGCTAGTCCATCTTCTACAACATGGACAACAAAAACAAAATCATCAAATACATGGTTAAATTCATAAGAGGTTAATATGGCTAAACTTAAAATTTCAGATTATTCATCTACAAGTGCAGGTGCAAATCTAAATACTGATATTAATAGTATCAATATCGATGAAGGGTGTGCTCCCAGTGGGATCAATGACGCCATTCGTACTTTAATGGCGCAACTCAAGGACTTCCAAACAGGTGTCACTGGTGATAGCTTAACATTAGGTGGTGGCTTAACTGTATCCTCTAACGATGCCACCATCAACGGACTCACTGTAGGTAAAGGTGCTAATGCAGTAGCTACTAACACAGCGTTAGGTGTGAGTGCTTTATCAGCTGCGACATCAGGCGTATCAAATGTAGGAATTGGTTATCAAGCTTTATCTGCTAATACAACTGGTGCTAGAAACACAGCAGTTGGCTATGCTGCATTAAGAGATAGTATAAATGATACAGATAATGTGGCAGTGGGATATTTTGCAATGGAAGCTAACATACAAGGAGATAATTGTGTTGCTGTTGGTTCTCAAGCCTTATTGTCTAACACTACTGGTAATGCAAACACAGCATTAGGTAGAGAGGCACTCTTACTCAACACCACTGCATCTAATAACACTGCCGTTGGTTATCAGGCACTATATGACAATACTACTGGTTTTAACAACATAGCATTAGGTTATCAAGCATTAACTAACAACACCACTGCTAATTATAACACCGCACTAGGTGTTTTAGCCCTATTCTCCAACACCACTGCAAATAACAACACAGCTGTGGGATACCAGTCTTTGTATCGTAATACAACAGGAAATCAAAACACAGCTATTGGTACTGGCGCACTTTATAATAACACCACTGGAATTTATAATACCGCACTTGGAGCTAATACATTATATACTAATACAACCTCATCTTATAATGTAGCAATAGGTAATGGGGCTTTATTTAATAACACAGCTAATAATGGAGGAAACACAGCAGTTGGTTATCAATCATTATTAACTAATGTAACTGGATATTGGAATACAGCTATTGGATATGGTGCATTGCAAGATAACACAACAGAAGCAATTACTGCTGTTGGATATAACTCTTTAGCTAATAATACATCTGGTCCAAGAAATTCAGCATTTGGATATAATTCTGGACTTGCAAACACAACAGGTTCTGATAATACTTTTATAGGTAGCCGTTCTGGTGAAGCAAACACAACAGGTGCATATAACACAGTATTAGGTCGTGAAGCACTCATTTCCAACACCACTGCATCTAGTAATACTGCTGTAGGGTATCAGGTTTTATACAGTAATACGACTGGTACAAGAAATAACGCTTTAGGCGAATCAGCTTTATATTCAAATACAACAGGAACTGATAATACTGCTATAGGACATAGAGCTTTATATGAAACTATTGATGGAATATCAAATACTGCTGTTGGTTCTAATGCTGTTAGATTAAACACTACTGGTGATTATAATACAGGGATAGGTATGTATGCCCTCTACAATAACACCACTGCAGACGCTAATTCAGCTGTTGGATATCAAGCCCTATATAATAATACTGGGGCAAGTAATTCTGCTTTAGGTTATCAAGCTGCATATGCAAACACAACTGGATATAGTAATGTTGCAGTTGGTAGGCTTTCTTTATTCTCTAACACTTCTGGAAGTGAAAATACTGCATTAGGTCGAGAAGCTCTTTATTCTAATTTGACAGGAATTAGTAATACAGCTGTAGGTAAGGATTGTTTGCGAGCTAACACAGCTAGTGACAACTCTGCTGTTGGTTTAGCGGCTATGTATACTAACACAACTGGAACTAACAATATTGCAATGGGCGTTTCTGCTTTGCGATTTAATACATCAGGCTCATCTAATACAGCACTTGGTCGTGACGCTCTTCGTGCCAACACCACTGCATCTAATAATACTGCTGTGGGTTATCAGGCGTTGTATACAAATACAACAGGCTCTAATAACACAGCAGTTGGTAATGGAGCTGGTACTAATATTACCACAGGTAGTAACAATACTTGTTTAGGATATGATGCAGAACCGTCTGGTGGTGCAGTCTCTAACGAGATTACACTAGGTAATGCGAGTGTTAATAGTTTTAGAATTGGACCTCAAGGCTCAAATCTAGGCAGTGTTATCGGTTTAGGTGCAAGATATTATGGTAGTGTTGCAGACGATGCGGTGATTACAATTACTCCTCCAAGATATGGTGGAATAATATATGTTCATCCTAATGCAAATTCATCGTTTCCATCTGGACCAAGCTTTACTGGACTAGTGCATTATGATGTGGGCAGTTCAATAA